ACCCGGCCCATGGAGGAACGAAAAGACCCCCTACCTTGTGGCGATCATGGACGAACTTCTAAACTACGAAACTGAAGAAATCGTTTTTTGCAAGCCATCCCAGGTAGGTGGCACCGAGGTCATTATGAACATCCTCGGCTACATCATCCAGCAGGACCCGTCCCCCACCCTTGCCGTCTATCCTTCGGATATTCTGGCAGACAGCATTTATAAAAACCGCATCCTTCCTATGATTATGGCATCGCCCACCATTCTGGAGCGATACCACGAAAACGAAAGTACACAATCCGAATTGCAGTTTGACGGTATGTATTTGAGCCTGACCGGCTCCAATTCCCCGGCGAACCTTGCAAGTAAGGCTATCCGCTTCCTTTTCCTTGATGAGGTGGACAAATACCCCGGCGCAAGCAAGAAAGAGGCGGACCCCATATCACTGGCCAGGGAGCGGACAAAGACCTTTCACAATCGAAAAATCTTTATGACAAGCACCCCCACCCTGCGGACCGGCCACATATGGAAGGCCCTGGAGGGCTGCGACATCATCAAGCACTACTTTGTCCCATGCCCCCATTGCGGCAAATATATAGAGCTAAAGTGGGCGGACATCAGCCTCCCGAAAGATGAAACCATGAGCTACGCAGACCGGGCGGAATTTGCGGTCTATGTTTGCCCGGAATGCGCCGCCATCATCACGGACCAACACAAGCCGCAAATGCTGCGCTATGGCGAATGGCGGACCGTCCAGGAAAACACAAAGTACGCCCGCAAGGTCGGCTTTTGGATGAATACCTTTTATTCACCCTTTGTCCGCTTTTCGGAAATCGCCAAAGAATTCCTTATGAGCAAGGATGACCCGGACCTTTTCCAGAACTTCACAAACTCCTGGCTTGCGGAACCGTGGGAGGATACCAAATTAAAGACAAGCGCCGACCTGGTCCTTGACCGGCAAACGGACCTGCCGGAAATGATCGTCCCGACATGGGCCAAGCTCCTGACGGCGGGCGTTGACGTTCAAGAAAATTGCTTGTATTGGACAATCCGGGCCTGGGGCAATTTCCTCACATCGCAGAACATAGCCCACGGGCAGGCGTTCAGCTTCCCGGAAATTGAGCGGATTATGAACCTCCAATTTACCAGGGAGGACAACGGGCCGCCGATGGTCGTATCCCTTGCACTTATCGACAGCGGCGACAATACGGACGTCGTTTATGATTTTTGCGCTATCAATTCGGAATGGGCGCTGCCCTGCAAAGGCTCCAGCCATCCCCTAGACTTCTACACCAAAATAAGCCGGGTGGCCAAAACGGATAGCCGGGCCTACGGTATGCAGCTAATCCTGGTTGACGGCGGGAAATGTAAGGACGCCATCGCCGGAAGAATGCGCCGGGAAAACGGCAAGGGGAGCTGGATGGTATATCAGGGCTGTGATAGGACCTACGCCGAACAGGTAACGGCAGAGCATAAGGTCAACGTCAAAAAGGCCAGCGGGCGGACCGTTCAAGAATGGAAGCCCAAAGCATCCCACACGGATAACCATTACCTGGATTGTGAGGTCTACGCAATGGCCGCCGCCGAGGCCCTGGGCGCTCGGACCATGCACCTTGAAGACCAGCAGGAAACGGTCCAGCCCCGGACGGAGCCGCCAGCCCCGGACCCCGCACAGGCGGAAGGGAATAGCTGGATTAAGACAGAGGGAACGTGGATTTAAGAAGAAAGGAGCGCCGCCGCAATGGCAGAAAGCAGATATACGGCAAAGACCCTCCTGGTGGAGGTTGACAACGCTATCCAGCGCATCCTGGTCGGCGGGCAATCGGTAAAAATCGGCTCCCGAAATTTGACCCGCGCTGACCTTTCCCTTCTTTTGAAGACCCGGAACGACCTCAACGCCCAAATTGCGGCAGAGGGGGAAAGCTCCTTGTTTTCGGATACCTACGTCGCCTTTTTTGACGGGAGGTAAAGCGCAATGGGATTTTTGGATAACTTCATCGGCTGGGTAAGCCCCGAATGGGGGGCCAGGCGGCAAGCCTGGCGAATGTACCTTGACGAATTAAGGCACTATGACGCCGGGGATTTTTCCCGCATCAACTCCGGCTGGATAGTGACCAACCAATCAGCGGAATACACCGACCGCTACAGCAGGGACCGCGTCCGGGCCAGGGCCAGGGACCTAGAGCGCAACAGCGACATAATGAACTCCGTCATAGGGGCCTTTATGCGGAACACCATAGGCAGCGGATACGTTCTGCAGTCTACCGCAAAGAGGCAGAAAACGGCGCAAGAGATAGAAAAGCTATGGAAGACCTGGTGCAGAAAGCAAAATTGCGATGTTACCGGGACACAGAGCTTTAACCAAATGCTCCGAATGGCGGTGCGCCGGAAAAAGGTTGACGGCGGCGTCCTGTTCGTAAAGCGGTTTACCGAGGGCGGCGTCCTTCCCTTCAAGCTCCAAATGTTTGAGGTTGACGAATTAGACGGAAGCCAGGTATTAGCCCACGGGAAAGCGAACCGGGTGGTCGGCGGCATCGAATACGATCAATACAACCGCCCGGTCGGCTATTGGCTGAAGCAATGGGACCTTGACGGCCTTACATCCATTTCCCCGGTTTACATTGATGCACAGGACGTCATCTTCTACTACAGCAAGCACCGGCCCTCGCAGTTGCGGGAAATGTCGGATATGAGCCAGACAATAACCCGCATCCGGGACCTAAATGAATTTATGACGGCGGTCGCCGTTAAGCAGCGGATTGAAGCCTGTTTCGGCATCGCCATCAAAAAGGACCTTCCCACCACCGGCACCCTCGGGCGGGGCGCTACAGCGGCCCCGGACGGCCCCCGGCAGACCTACGCCGGGAAGACCCTATCCCCCGGCATGATGCTGGAAATGAACGCCGGTGACAGCCTGGAAACCATCAACCCCCAGGGGCAAGCTACGGACGCCGCCCAATTCGTCAAGCTGCAGCAACGCCTTATTGCATCCGGCCAGGGCATCAGCTACGAGGCCACCGCCCGCGATATGTCCGAAAGCAACTATTCCAGCACCAGGCAGGGCCTCATTGAGGACAGCCTCACCTATGCGGATGAAGAAGAACTCCTTATGGAGGTAATGGACGAAATTTTTGAAACGTTCGTCATTTCCGCCGTCCTGGCCGGTAAGGTAACGGCCCCCGGATTTTGGGATAAGAAAGAAGAATACTTCGAGCATCGCTGGGTGAAAAAGCCTAAGCCCTGGATTGACCCCGTCAAAGAAAGCACCGCCACAAAGACGGCCCTGCAGACCGGGCAAAAGACCTTTAAGCAGGTGGCCGCCGAAAACGGGAGCGATTGGAAGACGCAGGTTGATGACATCGCGGAGGTCTTGAAGTACGCCATTGAAAAACACGGGATTGATTTAGGGGGTGTGATTCTTGGAGCTAAGGAAACAACAGTCCAGTTGGGGGACACGCCTGGAAATGGAGGCGGAAATGCCAGTAACCCACCTGGCCCTCAAAATGGGGGCGGCGATGGGAAAGACGGAGGACCTCCTGCGGGCGACGCCGCTGACGCTGATAAGAAGCCGGGGACTTCCGCAGCCGGTGGGGAAAATGCCTAACACCCAACAGCGGGAAATGACGTCGGCCACCATCCGGGCAATGGAGGGGGAGGGGAACGAAAGGAAATTTACCCTTTCCTTTTCCAGTGAAGAACCCTATGAAAGGATTTGGGGAAATGAAATCCTCGACCATTCGGAGGGAGCCGTGGACCTTACCCGGCTTAATGAAATCGGCGTCTTGCTTTTCAATCACAACCGGGACGCCGTTATCGGCAAGGTCAATAAGGCATGGGTGGAAAATGGCCGCGGTTGCGCCATCGTTGAATTCGACACAGACGCAGAGGCGGAAACCATTTTCCAGAAAGTGCGGTCTGGGACCCTTAAAGGCGTTTCCATCGGATACCGCATTGATTCAATCGAGGAAGTCCTGGCGGGTAAAACCACAGCGGACGGGCGTTTCACCGGCCCCGCCGAAATCGTAAGGAAATGGTGGCCTTACGAAATCAGCATTGTCAGCGTCCCGGCAGACAGCACCGTGGGCGTTGGGCGGGAAATCGAATATATCAAGGCCCCGTCCATTGAGTTTTACGCCCGCCAACTTCAAGCCAACATGAACGCCATAACAGGAGGTTAAAAAGACCATGGACAAGAAACAGCAGCGCAAGCAGAAGGCCCTGCGTCAGAAGGCTCTTTTGGACGCCGCAAAGGCCGCCAACCGGGACCTGACCGCAGAGGAGCGGGCGGAGTTTGACGCCCTCCAGCGGGACATTGAGGCGCTGGACGCGGAAATCGCACAGGAAGACGAACAGCAGCGGAGCCTCGGCGGTGGCACCCCCGCCCCTCAGCCCGGCACTACGCCGCCCCCCGTTCCCCCCGCAGGCGGGCAGGATGAAGCGCAGCGGGCCATTGCGGCGGAGCGGTCCCGCATTGCGGAAATCACCACCATGTGCCGGGACTTCGGCATCGAGGACGCCGAACTCCGCCGCTACATTGAGGAAGGCACCGGGGAGGACCAGGTCCGGGCCGCCATCCTGAGCAAGCTGAAGCAGGACAAAGCCCCCCTTTCCACCGGCGTCAAGGTGACCGGCAGCGGGGAAGATGACTTCCGCCGCGATGCAGCGGAGGGCCTGCTCATCCGGGGCGGCGTCCCCATCGAGAAGCCCTCCCAGGGGGCGCAGCAGTTTACCGTGTTGACCCTCCGGGACCTGGCCGTGGAATGTTTGGAGCGGTCCGGCGTCCCCAATGCCCGCTACATGAGCAACGACGATCTTCTCCATGAGGTCACCCGGCAGTTTTACAACCCCACTTCCGCCTTCCCCACCATCCTGGATAACGCCATCAACAAGGCTTATGTTGAGGGCCACCGCACCGCCGCCGTCACCTTCGACCGCTGGACCAAAAAGGGCAGCTTGAAGGACTTCAAGATTCACGACAACAACTATATCGCCGGGCCGGTCGGTGACTTTTTGGAGGTCCCCGAGGGCGGCGAGCTGAAGAACGACAAGCCCACCGACGCCAAGCGGCCTCAGCGCCAGATTAAGACCTACGGGAAGCAGTTTACCCTCTCCCGGCAGGCATTCATCAATGATGACATCGACCTCGTGACGCGCATTCCCGCCCGTTACGCCGCCGCCGCCCGGCGCACCATCAACACCCAGTGCTACAAAATCCTGCTGGGCAAGGCAAAGAAAAATACCATCTATGACGGCAAGGCTCTTTTCGTCGCGGACCACAAGAACGTGCTGACCACCGGCACCGGCATCACCCAGGCGGCGGTCCAGGCTATGATTTTGGCCCTCTCCACCCAAAAGGACGAATTCGACCAGCCTATCATTGTCCGCCCCGGCAAGATGATTTTGCCCGCCGGCCTCACCTTCGACACCTATACCCTTTTCAACAGCCCCTATATTCACACCACCGGCAACACCCAGGCGGTCAACCCGCTCTACGCCTATAAGGACCTGGAAATCATTGAGGACCCGACCATTAACGCCCTTTGCGGCGGTTTTGGGAACGTCATGCCCTGGTTTATGACGGCCAACACGGCGGACAGCGAATTTATCGAGGTTGACTATCTCAACGGCCAGGAGGTCCCCACCATCCGCCGCATGGAAACCCCCGGACAGCTCGGTTTTGTTTGGGACATCTACCTGGATTGGGGCATCAACGTCATGGACTTCCGGGGAGCCATCAAGAACCCCGGCGTCAAAATCGACAGCCCCCTGGGCTAAGGAGAGAAAGGAGCAATAGACCATGAGCAAGGCCGAATTTTGGCAGCGCGGGGAAGCGCTGGACTATATCAACAGCACCGACGCCACCATCCCCAATAATACCCTCGTTCAGATTGGGGACCGCCTGGGCGTGACCGGGACCACGATTGAGCCGGGGCAGACCGGCAGCCTCCACGTCGGCGGCGTTTGGGAAATCAAGAAGACCGGCACCGCCGCCATCACCATGGGGCAGACCGTCTATTTTGACGGCACCGGCATCACAGACGCGAAAGACAACGGGGCGACCACGAACCCCACCGCCTACATTGAGGCCGGTTTTGCCGCCGCCGATGCAAAGGCGGACGCGGAAACTATCCTGGTGAAACTTCGTGGCTAAGTTAATCGCCCTGGCCCATATCAGCACCGACAACGGATTTACAACCTACCGGCCAGGGGATGAACTCCCCGCCGCCGATATGGGCCGGGCGTTGCTATGGCTCCAGTCCGGGGCCGCCAAACTTGTGGAGGATGACTATACCCCACCGGCAAGGATGGCGGCCCGGCTGGCCACGGCAGAGCCGGGACAATTCGGGACCGCAACAGGCGGGGAGGCCACGCCGGACCCGCTGGTCGGCAAGGTCCCCATAACAGAGGAAAGGAGAAGGCAGCGATGGACCCGATGACATTTAAGGACGTTATGGCGGCAGACATCAACGACGCCTTCCTTTTTGCCGGGGAGTTTGCGGAGGTCCACACCATCAACGGCGCAGAAATGACCGCCCTCGTTGATGACATGGAGCATATCGAACGTGAAAAGAAGATGAAGTCCACCATGGACGGCATCTATAACCGGCAAATCCTTATTTATGTCAAGGCCGCCGAATTCGGGGACCTCCCCGCAAGGGAAGACCTGGTCCGGCTTGACGGGAAGACTTACCAGGTTGCGGACGCGGTAGATGAAGACGGCATC